AGAATAAGACTTTAGAAACTCCTGTTTAGTTAATATCTTGAAGTCTCTCATCTTCTCTTTGTCGGTAATGAATGATGTATATTCCATTAGCTTTTCTCCTTATTGGTTATATCTTCAAGTTGGTACTTGATTTCAGTTATAAAATTGACGTGATTTAGGTTCTCTACCTCGTCAGCGTGTGCTAGATATTGTTCTATTCTTGCTAGAGTGCGCTCCAGTCTTTCTTGAATTGGCATATCTTGTAACATTTCCTCTAGTTGCTTGTGTATGGTTTCGCCTTGTTTACTCATTGGTTCGCCTCGCTTAAATGTTGGTATTCTTGATGATCGGAAATATTAATAACTAGGATAGATTTTCCTTGTTCGTTTAATTTAAAGGTTATTGCAACTGTATCGCTTTCGCTTGCTTGTTGTTTTATTCCTTTTATAGATAATCTTCTGTCACCTCTATCATTCTTAGTTTTATAAAAACTAATTTTAGTTGGTGTCCCGTCTAAAAATTCAGCTTCTAAAGAATGTTTGTCTCCCGATTGCATATCGTCAAAATCTACACCACACAATTTTGAAAAGTTTCTAACGCTTGCATTTGCGTCAATGATTGCTTTTTCTAACATTGTTCTAGTTAGCTTTAATAAAGCTGGTTTATGATTGGTTAAAGTTACAATTTTACTCATTATTTTCTCCCTGTTTTAGTTGTTGAAGTTCTGTTTCTAGTTCTACGATTTCAGACTGCGCCATTAAATGACGCTCCTGTCTAAGTTCTGATTCTATGTGAATTATTCTATGGTTCATTGGTTACGCTCCTAGTTGATAAAAGAATAGAAAGAAAAAGCCACACATTACGACACAGTAGAAGAACTGTATCGCGTAGGCTTTGTAGATTGTGCGTTTAGTTTTAATCATTATGCTACCTCTTCCAGCTTGTTGATGTATTCATAAACAATATCTTCGCCTATGATATAAACGTACATGTTCACGATTTGCTCTGGATTACTAAAATCCGTAGTGACTTCGCCAAAGTTAGATTGTTCGTATTCTTTTATAATTTCTATTACATCAAAGACCATATCGCCTAACCATTGTTTAGCACTATGTGTTCCTATGTTAACCAATGCCTCAATGTAATAATCTTCATTGAATGCGTAATGATGAATATCATCTTTGTTGTCTTCTATCCATTGAGAATCTTGATCGTTTATAAAATCGTCAAAGTATTCTTTTATTTCTTCTCTTTTAAATTCTGCCATGTTTTTTCTCCTCTGTTTAATTAATGACTATGTAATGATATACCCATTAATACATTATGTATACCTTTTTATACACTCTATATTAATTAATTACCCTTTAGCACTTTAAAATGCTTTAGAATAAAAGGATGCAAGGGATAGAAAACAATTCAATTATGGAACATAAAACACCTAAAAAGAGAGGAAGAAAGACAATTAATATTGATTATGATCGTCTTGAGCATCTTGCTTCTTTGAATATGGGAACAATGGAAATTTGCCGTAACCTCGGCATTTCATGGGATACGTTTGACCGCAACAAAAAAAGAAAGGCGGAATTTGCGGATGCTTTACAGAGAGGGAAAGCAAAAGGAATACAAAGAGCAACTTCTCGGCTTATGGATAAAATAGATGATGGCGAATTTCAGGCCATCCAGTTCTATTTAAAAAATGCTGACTCCGACAACTGGGCAGACCGTCAGGAGGTAAATTACCAACTCAACCTCTCTAGTGTGTTACAAGAAGCACAGAGTAGAGTTATAGAGGGCAAGAGTGAGCGCATAGGTGAACAAGGGGAGCAGTTCCTAATAAAAGAACCGATCAACCCAAAAGAAACGAACAAATAACTGGTATGGCACACAATCAAACCTCCCTAACTGATCTGCCTTTTTGACGGATGCCAGCAAGTCAAAACTCTCCTGACTTGACCCCCCCGTCAAACCCTTCGGGGGTGTGATATATATATACAGTATGAAATAAAATTTTTATAAAAAAATGAAATACAGTCCACAAGAAGAAAAAGAATTGATGACCTCCCTCTGGTCACTCAACATAAAAGATGATCCTCTAAACTTTGTCCGCTTTGTCTTCCCTTGGGGACAAAAGGACACCCCCCTCGAGCACTTTGACGGGCCAAGAAAGTGGCAAGAAAAAATTTTACGAGATATTGCAATACATATACAACGTAACAACTCTATTGATATGCCAGAGATGTTTCGTCTCGCAGTCGGATCAGGTCGTGGAATAGGTAAGTCTGCCTTAGTCGGATGGATCATCTTATGGATGCTCTCCACTCGCCTTGGCTCAACTGTCATCGTCACCGCCAACACCGAACAACAGCTACGCTCAAGAACATGGGCGGAACTCGGTAAGTGGCTCACACTCTCCATACATTCTCATTGGTTTCAAAAGACAGCAACAACTATCAAGCCCGCAGCCTGGTTTGAAGAAGCACTCGTTAGAGACTTAAAAATAGACACGGGCTACTACTACGCACAAGCGCAGCTCTGGTCAGAAGAAAACCCAGATGCCTTCGCTGGTATTCACTCCAGCTACGGTGTGTGCCTTATTATGGATGAGGCTTCAGGTATACCCGCACCCATCTATTCTGTGTCAGAAGGTTTCTTTTCAGAGCCTACCCCCAATCGTTTCTGGTTTACCTTCTCTAACCCCAGAAGAAATTCAGGGCCTTTCTACGACAGCTTCCACTCCAAACGTGCCTTTTGGAAGTCAGATCAGATAGACTCTCGTGACGTAGAAGGAACAGACAAAGCACTCTTCCAGAAAATGATAGAACAGTATGGAGAAGACTCTACTGTATCTAGGGTAGAAGTTATGGGTCAGTTTCCAAAGGCAGATGACGATACTGTTATTCCTATGGACTTAATTAATTCTGCGATAGACAGAGAAGTTACACTTGCAGCGAGCGAACCGATTCTATGGGGTCTTGACGTTGCCAGATTTGGTGGCGACAACTCTGCGCTTTGTGTAAGACAAGGAAATACAGTTTTAGAAATAACCACATTTAATTCTATGGACTTGATGCAGTTGTGCGGTGCAATAAAAAATCGTTATGACGATTCAACAGTTATGGAGCGACCACAAGAAATATTGGTTGACGTAATTGGTTTGGGTAGTGGAGTCGTAGATAGATTAGCAGAACAGAATTTACCTGTGCGTGGTGTGAATGTAGCCGAAGCACCCAGTACAAAAAAAAATTATTTAAACCTACGAGCAGAGCTTTGGTTTGCAATAAAGGATTGGTTGGCGCAGCGTGATTGCCGACTTCCTAATAATGACGAGCTTGCTTCGGAACTCGCTGCGCCTCAATACAAATATACATCATCTGGAAAAATTAAAATAGAAAGTAAAGACGAAATGCGTAAAAGAGGTATAAAATCTCCAGACAAGGCAGACGCATTAGCTCTGACGATGGCAAGTTCGGCTGCATCCTTTGGTGGCAGTCAAGCGTTTATGGGTTATAATTTCAANAAACCCTTGAAGTCAAGAATATTTAGAGTGGGATAATTTATGGCAAATAAAAAAACAAANCAGATCGAAGCAGAAATTGAAATGCAACTGAACGAAGATACGGACTTAATAAATCTTGAAGGAGTCATCAAATCAGAGATGGATGACGCTCGTGATTTTATCTACCAAGTCGGAGAAGAAAGAGCAGAGTCTACAGAATACTACCTTGGCAATGAGCCAGAATCGACAAGCACATTACAGTCTGAGTTTATCTCTACTGACGTTAGAGACACCATACTGTTTATGCTACCGTCTATCATGCGTACTTTCTTTGGTACTAAGAAGGTGGTTGAATTCATCCCTAAAGGGCCTGAAGACATACAGCTTGCCGAACAGCAAACAGATTACATTAACCATGTTATCCAACAAAAGAACAATGGGTTTAAAGTATTGTACGATGCATTTAAAGATGCACTCGTTAGAAAGACAGGATTTGTCAAAGTGTTTTGGGATGACTCACTTGATGCAACTACGCACGAGTATTCCAACTTAGACCCCCAGTCTTACCAAGCTCTAGTGCTTGATCCTGACGTAGAAATTATTGAAGAAGAGATTACTAAAGAAACGATTACTACACTTGACCCGCTAACACAGGAAGAAGTTACACAAGAACTGCCTGTTAGTTACGAACTAACTATTAGAAGAGTTAAAGAAAGAGATCAAGTGTGCATGGAGTCTGTACCACCAGAAGAAATACTTATATCCAGACACGCTAAAGATTTAAACAGTGCATCTTATGTTGCACACCGTATGGTTAAATCAGTATCTGATTTAGTTGCTATGGGTTACGACATTGAAGAGATTGAACAGTTTGCTGGTTATGGCGGTAGTGCGGTTGATCCAGAATCTTACGAAGAAGTACAAGCGCGTAATCCTTTTGACAACATGGTTTATCCCGACAGGAATGATGCGGGTGGCAAAGACGTTTTATACATAGAGCACTATTTATTCTACGACTTTGATGGCGATGGTATAGACGAAAGAATTAGAGTCTGTACTGCGGGTAATGGTATTCACGTTCTCAATGTAGAGGCGTGGGATGATCTACCGATTGTCATGTTCTGCCCTGATCCTGAACCACATACAGCGATTGGTTCATGTCCAGCAGATTACTTAAAACCGATTCAAGCAGCGAAGTCTCAGATTATGAGAGACACGCTAGACTCACTAGGACATTCTATTTTCCCTCGTATGGCTGTTGTCGAGGGTCAGGTCAATATTGATGATGTATTGAATACTGATATTGGACAGCCGATTAGAGTGCGTGCTCCTGGTATGGTACAACCTTTCAGCGTACCGTTTGTTGGCAAGGAAGCGTTTCCTGTACTGGGCTATCTCGATGAGTCCAAAGAGAATCGTACAGGGGTGTCTAAAGCATCAGCTGGATTAAACGCTGACGCTCTTCAATCAAGCACCAAAACAGCGGTGTCCGCTACTATGTCAGGAGCACAAGGACGTATTGAACTCATTTGTAGGCATTTTGCCGAAGGTGGTATGAAAGACCTCTTCGGATTAGTCAACAATTTGGTCATCAAACACCAAAGTGCTCAAGATATGTTTAGATTGAATGGTAAATTCGTACCCGTTGACCCTAGATATTGGGACAACAACAAAGATATCATTGTCAATGTAGCGATTAGCAAGACTTCAGACGAAGAAAAGTTTGCTATATTGTCTCAATTATCCACAAAACAAGAGCAAATATTGGCTCAGTTAGGCCCTCAGAACCCTCTTGTCTCTTTACAGCAATATTCTAATACGTTGAGCAGAATGATCGAAATGGCTGGATTTAAAGACCCAGAATCGTTTATCAACACCGAAGTTCCGCCAATGCCACCCCCTTCACAAGAGCCACCGAAGCCAGATGCAGCTGAAATGTTAGCGCAAGCTGAAGCTATGAAGGCACAAGTAAGTGCTCAGAAGGCTATGATAGACGCGGAAACAGATCGTATGAAGATTATTATGGATGACGATAGAAGTCGTGACATAGAAGAAGCACAAATACGATTAAAGGCAGCAGAGTTGTTGGCAAAATATGGAGCACAAGTTAATATTGCAGAGATTAATTCTATTATGGAAAGAGATAGAGAATCGATGAGGCAAAATGCAAAACAACAAGCTCAAGGACTATTTACTGGCAATGCGCCCCAACAAAATTTATGATATTGAAGTCTTAGAAGGCGACATGGTGTTCATAGGCAAAGAAGTATTTGCTAAGAGTGAACGACAAGCTTTTGAGATGATGATATTAATGTTTGGTGGTGAAATAAACGAAGATTCAGAAGTGATTCTTTGTAAAGAAAGAACGGTGCACTAATGGCTAAAGCAATACAAAGAACAACAGGCAGTGGAGGTAACTACCGATCTACTAAGTCTGGTGCTGGTATGACTCAAAAAGGAGTCAATGCTTACAATAAAGCTAATCCTGGTTCTAAACTAAAAACAGCTGTAACAGGTAAAGTAAAACCTGGTAGCAAAGCAGCTAATAGAAGAAAGTCTTACTGTGCTAGATCACTCGGACAACTTAAACGTAGTTCTGCTAAAACTAAAAATGATCCTAACTCCAGAATAAGACAAGCACGNAGAAGGTGGAAGTGTTAGAAAAACCCAAGTATAATCTTTTAATGGATATATTAATCGCACTCGTAGTTGTAGCTATAATAGTTGGCTACTACGTTAAAAAGAAAAATTCTGAACTTTACAACAAAGTTAAAGAATTATTAAAGTTTAAAAAATAAAATGCCAAAGAAAGGACTATACGCAAACATACACGCTAAACGTAAAAGAATTAAAAAAGGTTCAGGCGAAACAATGAGAAGAGCTGGAGCGAAAGGTGCTCCTACTGCTAAAGCTTTTAAGAAAGCCAAGAAGACCGCAAAGAAAAAATAACCTATGGAACAAGCAGTCCAACTGATTAACGAAGTTGGCTTCCCCATAGCAGCTGCGGGCGGTCTAGGTTTCTTTATATGGAAACTTATTAACCGTATCATTGATGGTATGGAGACTAAGCTTGACACACTTGATGATAAGCAAGCTGAGTTAATCTCTCACATGGAAGACAGGCTAGGTACAAAGTTAGATTCTCAACACGGTATCTTAGTTGCATTAAT